ATAAATCGATTATAGGTTTTTATTGCTTTTATATTCCTCACAAAGTGTTATCGAGAGTTGGATTCTTAGATGAAAACTTTGAGAATGGTGGAGAGGATGTTGATTATCGTTTGAGATCGAGTCAATTAGGATTTGATACTGATATTAATTGTGATTCTTATTTGCTTCATTTTTGTGGAAAATCAATTTGGAGAAGTGGTGAATCTAAAGAAAAAACTCTAGAGAGAGAAAAAAATTATCGAAATTATTTTACAAAAAAGTGGGGTGAAGATGTCGCCAACAAATTACTTGCCCAAAGTTGCATATCCTAATCATTCATATATAATATGATAAAATGTCTATACATTTGACAAAAGTTATGACTAAAGAAAATACTGCATTGACTTATACACCAATTAACGCACAAGACGCCGTTCTTAATGACGATTACCTAATCCAAGCATCTCAAAATGTTTTTGCTTGGGAAGAAAGTGATAAGGAGATGGCGCAGGGAAGAACAAACTTCCAAATTGAAAAGTTCATTGGACTGAACACTCACAATATCTCTGTATCTTTTGAACATATCCTGAAAGAACGTCGCATTATGGCGGCAGGATATATGTTTAAACTTATTGAAATGAAGGAGAAAGTTCGTGAGTTTGAATATAAGTGGAATGAAAAAGATAAGACTCAACCCATTATGTGGGAAACTGGTGGTCCTGGTGGGGCAAAAAAACTTTGTTGGTATGATCTAGAAGAACTCGAATTAACACATTATCTAAAAGGTAGTGAAATGGAAATTCGTGATCGTCTTCATCAAATGGAACATCTTGATAAGATGCTAAAAAAACTTGTAGAGCAAAATGGTGGTACTCCCCCTACCAGAGAGCAGTTCCTGGAAGAGAATCAAGAGTATTGGGATACAAGACTTGCAGAACAGGCACTTGATGATCTGATGGCAGCACAAACTGGTATCTCTGGTGCAAACCTACAGGCAATGCGTCGTGCTTCTGCTCCTGCAATGGTCGATCCAAGAAATAACTTCAAAGAAGGTTATCTGCCAATGAACAAACTTCTTGAATCACAAGGGAGAATGGAGTTCATTAATGATCTTCAGAGTAAGGTGATGAGAGGATATGAAAAGATCACTGGTGCAGATCTTGGATATGGTGCCGCAATCAAACCAGCAGAAGAACAAAAGAAAATTTCTGGAACTTATACTGAAGAATGACCGAACAGATAATTGTTATTGATGACCTTTATGATATTGCTCATCAGTATCATAAAGGTTTTTTTGAAAATCAATGTATTATTACCGATGAGACGGTAGGGAAAATTTCTCAGATTATTGGAAATCCTATCGAAATTATATCAGCAACAAATGAAACTGGTAGTATTCCTGGTGTCGTGGCACATCTTGAATGTGATTGGATTGCTGTGATTTATTTGACTTTACCACTTGAATCATTTGGTGAATTTGGATTGAAGTTTTATTCACATCTTGCAACGGGACTTGAAACTTTCCCAACTCAAGAAGAAATGGTAAAGTATAAAATTGATGCGAATCGATTGAATAGTTTCTTTGGTAGTGATTTAACATTATGGAAAGAATATGCAAGAATTCCTTTAAGATATAATCGAATGATTTTATTTCGTGGAAATAGGTGGCATTCTTATGATAGTAAACTAAATAACTCTATGCTTTATCAGAAGATAATTATAAAAAATGCCTGATAATCGAGGAGTTTTTTCACTTTATGAAGTTGTTAATACTAAACTAGAAGAACAATGGGAAGCATTGAGTGATGTTTGGATTTCTCCATCACCTACTGCCGCACCAAACACTGGATACTTTGGTGGTGGCAATCTTATTGGTTCCCTTTCAACAATGGATAAGGTCACCTATGCATCTGATACCACAGCAGCAGTTCCTGGTGCCGGATTAAGTGCTGCTCGTCAACTTCTTGCCGCAACAGGATCTTCCACTGCTGGATACTTTGGTGGTGGTTTTTTTCCATCCGGTTTATCTTTTTCAACAATGGATAAGGTAACTTATGCATCTGATACCACAGCAGCAGTTCCTGGTGCTGCATTAAGTATTGCTCGTTATGCTCTTGCTGCAACAGGATCTTCAACAGCAGGATACTTTGGTGGTGGGTTTCCTGGTCCAGTATCAACAATGAATAAGGTTACCTATGCATCTGATACCAGAGCAACAGTTCCTGGTGCGGCACTAAGTATTGCTCGTGGGTATCTTGCCGCAACAGGAAACTTAACGGCAGGATATTTTGGTGGTGGTACTCCTGGTACATATTCAACAATGGATAAGGTCACTTATGCATCTGATACAACAGCAGCAGTTCCTGGTGCAGCATTAAGTATTGCTCGTTATGCTCTTGCTGCAACAGGATCCTCAACAGCAGGATACTTTGGTGGTGGTTTTGGTCCTGGAACTCCTGGCGATTATTCAACAATGGATAAGGTCACTTATGCATCTGATACAACAGCAGCAGTTCCTGGTGCAGCATTAAGTATTGCTCGTTCTTATCTTGCTGCAACAGGATCTTCCACAGCAGGATACTTTGGTGGTGGCAATTCTGGTCCACGTTCAACAATGGATAAGGTCACTTATTCATCAGACACCACTGCAGCAGTTCCTGGTGCAGCATTAAGTGCTGCTCGTGCTTATGTTGCTGCATCAAGCGCAAGAGCAAATGCATTACCTCAACCGACCTTTCAACTATCATCACCAGCAATAAGATTTAGTGATGGAGCACCTCCAACTATAAACACAGGATACTTTGGTGGTGGTACTAGTGGTGGTTTAGTATCAACAATGGATAAGGTCACTTATTCAACCGATACAACAGCAGCAGTTCCTGGTGCCGCATTAAGTGCTGCTCGTCGTTTCCTTGCCGCAACAGGGTCCTCAACCGCAGGATACTTTGGTGGTGGCCTTGGTGCTGGTCCATTCTCAACAATGGATAAGGTAACTTATGCATCGGATACCATAGCAGCAGTTCCTGGTGCATTTTTAACTGCTGCTCGTCAAGGTCTTGCCGCAACAGGGTCCTCAACAGCAGGATATTTTGGTGGTGGTACTGGTCCATTCTCAACAATGGATAAGGTCACTTATGCATCTGATACAACAGCAGCAGTTCCTGGTGCCGCATTAAGTGCTGCTCGTTATCGTCTGGCAGCAACAGGTAATTCAACAGCAGGATACTTTGGTGGTGGTGCTGGTAGATCGACAATGGATAAGGTCACTTATTCGACTGATACCACAGCAGCAGTTCTTGGAGCAAACTTAAGTGTTGCTCGTGGTCAACTTGCTGCAACAGGATCCTCAACCGCAGGATACTTTGGTGGTGGTTTTCCCACATCATCAACAATGGATAAGGTCACTTATGCATCAGATACCACAGCAGCAGTTCCTGGTGCTTCATTAAGTGCTGCTCGTCGTGATCCTGCCGCAACAGGAAACTCAACAGCAGGATACTTTGGTGGTGGTGATCCTGGTCCACTATCAACAATGGATAAGGTTACTTATGCCTCTGATACCACAGCAGCAGTTCCTGGAGCAGCATTAAGTGCTAATCGTTCTAGTCTGGCAGCATCAAGCGCAAGAGCAAATGCATTACCAGCACTTGATCCACCAGCAGCAACACCAACACCAGCAACAGTTAATGTAACAGCACCAAACACTGGATACTTTGGTGGTGGTGCTCCTGGTACATTTTCAACAATGGATAAGGTTACTTATTCATCAGATACCACTGCTGCAGTTCCTGGTGCCGCATTAAGTATTGCTCGTTTCTATCTTGCTGCAACAGGATCCTCAACAGCAGGGTATTTTGGTGGTGGTTTTCCTGCATATTCAACAATGGATAAGGTCACTTATGCATCTGATACAACAGCAGCAGTTCCTGGTGCTGCATTAAGTGCTGCTCGTTATGGTCTTGCTGCAACAGGATCTTCAACAGCAGGATACTTTGGTGGTGGTGCTCCTGGTCCTTTTTCGACAATGGATAAGGTCACTTACTCATCTGATACCAGAGCAACAGTTCCTGGTGCTGCATTAACTATTGCTCGTACTGATCTTGCAGCAACAAGTTCTTCTACGGCAGGATACTTTGGTGGTGGTTTTCCTGGTCCACGTTCAACAATGGATAAGGTTACTTATTCATCAGATACCACTGCTGCAGTTCCTGGTGCCGCATTAAGTATTGCTCGTTTCTATCTTGCTGCAACAGGAAATTCAACAGCAGGATACTTTGGTGGTGGTTTTGCAAATCTTAATAATTATTCAACAATGGATAAGGTCACTTATTCATCAGACACAACAGCAGCAGTTCCTGGTGCTAACTTAAGTATTGCTCGACAACAATCTGCGGCAACAGGATCTTCTACAGCAGGATACTTTGGTGGTGGGTTTCCTGGTCCAGTATCAACAATGGATAAGGTGACTTATTCATCCGACACCAGATCAACAGTTCCTGGTGCCGCATTAAGTGTTGCTCGTCATTATCTTGCCGCATCAAGTGCCAGAGCAAATGCACTTCCACAACCAACATATCCTGCACCATTTATTGTATAATAATAAAAAACCACATGAAACGCAACATTATTGTCATCGATGATTTCTACTCAAACCCTGATGAAATTCGTCAGGTTGCACTGAACGCATCATATCCAGAACCAGAAGACAGTTATACATATCCTGGAAAAAATTCGCAAGACAATTATTATCCAGAATCTCTTCATCAAAAGTTCGAGTCAATTCTGAATCGTAAACTGACTCCTGCACAACCAAATGGATATTTTCGTCTGTCATTAGAGACTGATACTTACCGTCAAGACGTTCATGTCGATCCAGTCTGGGAGTTTGGTGCAGTTTGCTATCTCAATCCACCAGAACAAGTTATCGATGAGGGTGGAACATCGTTCTGGGTTCATAATAAAACTCAAATGGAGACCTGTCCACGCACAGATGATGAAGCAAAGCATCTTGGATATTCATCGGCAAAAGAAACATGGTGGACAACGGTTTATGGTGAAGGTTTAGATCGTTCAAAATGGACTAGATACTTGCTTTCACCGATGAAGTATAATAGAATAGTGATCTTCAAAACAAATCTTTGGCACTCTCATAATTATAATTTCGGAACCGATTTACAAAACGGTCGTCTAGTTCAATTATTTTTCTTTAATCCTACTGAATGGTGATATGAATAAAACTTATTATTTTATGGCAGGTCTTCCACGATCTGGAAGCACTCTATTGAAAAGTATTTTGAATCAGAATCCAGAACTTCATACAGAACCTGTGAGTCCTGTGATGGAACTAATGTATTGGAACGATCATTACTTTTCTGATAGTGAACAGTATCTTGGTTATCCAAAACCAAAATCGGCGCATCGTGTCGTCTCTACAATCATTGAAGACTACTATTTTGATGTGGAGAAACCCATCATCATCGATCACTGTCGCGCCTGGAGTAATAATATTGAACGTATTAAAACTTATATCACACTAAATCCAAAGATCATTTGCCCTGTTCGAAACATCACAGAGATTCTGACTTCTTTTATTACAATGATTCGACGCAATTCAGATCAGGTTTCTTTTGTGGATCAGCATCTGATTGAAAAAGGATTGCAGATTACTGATGATAATCGTTGTGATTATTTGATGAGTAAGGATGGAATTGTAGAACAGGCACTGTGGGCACAATCACAGGCATTTATTCGTGGAGATGATAAAAAGCATTTATTGATGGTCGAATATGATGATCTAATAGAAAATCCAAGTGAAATAATGAATCGAATCTATGAATTTTTGGAGATAGATTCTTATTCTCATAACTTTAATAAAATTGAAAATACTCATCGGGAAATTGATGATCAATGGTATCTCAAAGATATGCATCATGTTCGTGAAAAACTTGAAAAGAAATCAAAGAAACCGAAGGACATATTGAGTACTTATGCTCTAAATAGGTATACGAACCTTGAATACTGGAAGTATTCTAACCATAAGTACTTTTAAAAGATGGCAGTAAATACGCGAGGAGTTTTTACCCTAAGTTATATTATAGAAGAAAAGATACCTCTTAATGGCTGGGTTGCTTTGAGTGATGTCTGGATTTCTCCATCACCATTGTCAGTTCCTAATACTGGATACTTTGGTGGTGGTCTTACTACTCTTACATTCTCAACAATGGATAAGGTCACTTACTCATCTGATACCAGAGCAACAGTTCCTGGTGCCGCATTAAGTGCCGCTCGTCGTTATCTTGCTGCAACAGGATCATCAACTGCAGGATACTTTGGTAGTGGTGGTCCTGGTTCATTCTCAACAATGGATAAGGTTACTTATTCATCAGATACCACTGCTGCAGTTCCTGGTGCCGCATTAAGTGCTTCTCGTCGTTATCTGGCAGCAACAGGAAACTCAACCGCTGGATACTTTGGTGGTGGTAGTGGTGCTGGTACAGTATCAACAATGGATAAGGTCACTTATTCATCAGATACCACTGCTGCAGTTCCCGGTGCAGCATTAAGTGTTGCTCGTTTTGGTCTTTCCGCAACAGGAAACTTATCTGCAGGATACTTTGGTGGTGGTGGTCCTGGTACATTCTCAACAATGGATAAGGTCACTTATGCATCTGATACAACAGCAGCAGTTCCTGGTGCAGCATTAAGTGCTGCTCGTGCTTATGTTGCTGCAACAGGAAACTCGGGGACAGGATACTTTGGTGGTGGTGGTCCTGGTACAAGATCAACAATGGATAAGGTCACTTATTCATCAGATACCACAGCAGCAATTCCTAGTGCTAACTTAACTATTGATCGTCGTCATCTTGCGGCAACAGGAAACTTATCTGCAGGATACTTTGGTGGTGGTGCTCCTGGTCCAAGATCAACAATGGAGAAGGTAACTTATGCATCAGATACTACAGCAGCAGCACCTGGTGCTGCATTAAGTGTTGCTCGTTTTGGTCTTGCTGCATCAAGCGCAAGAGCAAACGCACTTCCAATCTCAGTGGCAGCAGAGATTCCAAACACTGGATACTTTGCTGGTGGTTTTCCCGATTCAATTACTAAATTGAATTATGTATTAGATGCGATGTTTGTTTCTCCAGTTTCTAGGCTCGCAACTATTAATCGTAATACACTTGCTGCAACAGGATCTTCAACCGCAGGATACTTTGGTGGAGGTAAAAATCCCAGTCTTCCTAATTATTCATCGATGGATAAGGTCACTTATTCAACCGATACAGTTGCAGCAATTCCTGGTGCGGCATTAAGTGCTGCACGTTATGGTCTTGCCGCAACAAGTTTTTCAACCGCAGGATATTTTGGTGGTGGTCAAACTGCTTTTGGTTCTTTTTCAACAATGGATAAGATTACTTATTCCATTGATACCACAGCAGCAGTTCCTGGTGCATTTTTAACTGCTGCTCGTGGTAATTTTGCTGCAACAGGAAATCAATTAGCAGGATACTTTGGTGGTGGTCTTACTCCTGGAACACCAAATCCACTGTCATTCTCAACAATGCAAAAGTTGAGTTACTCATTAGAAACTGTTGCAGCAGTTCCTGGTGCTGCGTTAAGTATTGCTCGTAATGCTCTTGCCGCAACAGGAAACTCAACCGCAGGATACTTTGGTGGTGGTTATGTTAATCCTAATAGTTATTCAACAATGGATAAGGTCACTTATTCATCAGATACCACAGCAGCAGTTCCTGGTGCCGCATTAAGTGTTGCTCGTTATGCTCTTGCTGCAACAGGAAACTCAACCGCAGGATACTTTGGTGGTGGTCTCAGTCCTGGAGGTACATTCTCAACAGTGAATAAGGTTACTTATTCCAACGATACTATAGTATCTCTTCCATCCACTGGATCTTTAAAATCTAATACTGAGAGTCTTGCCGCATCAAGTGCCAGAGCAAATGCACTTCCTCAAACACCTGATACATCAGAAAAAAGATTTACAGATAATACTGTTTCTGGTCCTAATACTGGATATTTTGGTGGTGGTACTCCTGGTACATTTTCAACAATGGATAAGGTCACTTATTCATCAGACACCACAGCAGCAGTTCCTGGTGCAAACTTACCTATTGCTCGTTATGGTCTTGCTGCAACAGGATCCTCAACAGCAGGATACTTTGGTGGTGGTTTTGGTTCTGGTCCTAATGCTCCACGTTCAATAATGGATAAGGTGACTTATTCATCAGACACCACTGCAGCAGTTCCAGGTGCCGCATTAAGTGCTGCTCGTTATGGTCTTGCTGCAACAGGTTCTTCCACCGCAGGATATTTTGGTGGTGGTGCTGCTGGTCCTTTTTCGACAATGGATAAGGTCACTTATTCATCAGATACCAGAGCAACAGTTCCTGGTGCGGCATTAAGTGTTGCTCGTGGGTTTCTTGCCGCAACAGGATCTTCAACCGCAGGATACTTTGGTGGTGGTGCTGCTGGTCCTTTTTCGACAATGGATAAGGTAACTTATGCATCAGATACCACTGCTGCAGTTCCTGGTGCCGCATTAAGTGTTGCTCGTTATTTTCTTGCTGCAACAGGAAACTCAACCGCAGGATACTTTGGTGGTGGTTTTGACGGATCTAATCCTAGATCAACAATGGATAAGGTCACTTATTCCACTGACACCAGAACAACAGTTCCTGGTGCAGCATTAAGTGTTACTCGTTATGGTTTGGCAGCAACAGGAAACTCAACGGCAGGATACTTTGGTGGGGGAACTACTCCTGGACCATCAGTATTAACAATGGATAAGGTCACTTATTCATCAGACACAACAGCAGCAGTTCCTGGTGCAGCATTAAGTATTGCTCGTTATAGTCTTGCCGCATCAAGCGCAAGAGCAAATGCACTACCTCAACCACCAGCAGCAACACCAACACCAGCAACAGTTAATGTAACAGCACCAAACACTGGATACTTTGGTGGTGGTGGTCCTGGTACATTCTCAACAATGGATAAGGTCACTTATGCATCTGATACAACAGCAGCAGTTCCTGGTGCCGCATTAAGTTCGGCACGTTATTCTCTTGCTGCAACAGGAAACTCAACCGCAGGTTACTTTGGTGGTGGTGCTCCTGGTCCAAGATCAACAATGGAGAAGGTAACTTATTCATCAGACACCACATCAGCAGTTCCTGGTGCTTCATTAAGTGCTGCTCGTCGTGATCCTGCCGCAACAGGAAACTCAACCGCAGGATACTTTGGTGGTGGTTTTTCTGCAACATCAAGAATGGATAAGGTAACTTATGCATCTGATACCACAGCAGCAGTTCCTGGAGCAGCATTAAGTGTTGCTCGTTATAGTCTTGCCGCAACAGGAAACTCAACAGCAGGATACTTTGGTGGTGGTCTTCCTGGTGCAGTATCAACAATGGATAAGGTCACTTATTCGTCAGATACTAGATCAACAGTTCCTGGTGCTGCATTAAGTATTGCTCGCAGAAATCTTGCCGCAACAGGAAACTCAACAGCAGGATACTTTGGTGGTGGTACTCCTGGTACATATTCAACAATGGATAAGGTCACTTATGCATCTGATACAACAGCAGCAGTTCCTGGTGCAGCATTAAGTGTTGCTCGTTATGCTCTTGCTGCAACAGGATCCTCAACCGCAGGATACTTTGGTGGTGGTGTTCCTGGTCCACTATCATCAATGGAGAAAGTCACTTATTCATCTGATACAACTGCAGCAGTTCCTGGAGCAGCATTAAGTGTTGCTCGTTCTGGTCTTGCTGCATCAAGTGCAAGAGCAAATGCACTTCCACAACCAACTGTTACTCTCCCAAATAATGTATAATTAGTATTATAATAATTAAAAACCTTGTATGATTGATAATCCACTATCTTATATTTTGATAAAACCAAATATTATTAATGAAACTGGATTGAGAGAAATTAGACATCACATTGAAACTTCTCAAAAAACTGATCTAGCAGTTTTTGATCCACAAAAATCAAATCAAACTGGTGGAAAAGAATGGAGAGTTGATAAAACTATTCGTGATACTCAACATGTTGAAATGGGAACATTATTTCCTAAAATTGTAGATCTATTCAAGGATACTGTAAGAGAAATTATCAATCCTTTTTATGGTGTTGAAATTTGTGAGAGTGAAGTTCCACAAATACTTTCATATGGTATTGGAGGTCACTATCAACCTCATATTGATGGTGAATCTTTATGGCAAACTCCAGATGGTGAATTAATTTGGAAAAAATCTACTGAAAGAGATCTATCAATGGTCTTTTATCTGAATGATGATTATGAAGGTGGGGATTTTATTTTTCCAGATCTTAAAGTACGTGTGAGACCAGAACCTGGAATGTTAGTTTGCTTTCCATCAAATCATCATTATAAGCATGGTGTAGAACCAGTGACAAAAGGCAAGAGATATAGTATAGTATGTTGGGCAAAGGTCAAAGATTTTCCTACAATGGAAGATCAAAACAGAGAGTTATCTCAAAAGTATGGAATTGCCATAAATAATTAAAAATTATTAAAATTAACGATGCAATATATCAAACACTATTATGTTGATGATAATAGCAATACTTTTTGCTGTGAATCTGCCGAACCAGCATATAAGAGACATCCATGGAAAGAATACTCTGGATTGGATGTAAAAGTTTGGTTGACTGATTCAGAAGGAGTTGATGTTTGCCTGTCAGAACTTCCTGATTCTACTCCAGTAACAACAATTGTAAGTGACTGTGGAAAAAATGCTATTCAGGTACTGACAGAAGTAGAGTATAATTCTGTTGCAACTCCTTATTTTGAATCACAAACACTATCTGCAGAAGCATCAGAGGCAAGAAGAATTGGTGATGATACAACAGCAGACGAAAAGGAAACTGCAGCAACCGTAAAACTTGCCGAAGCAACAACTGCTATTCGTGCTCTTTAACTTGACATCTGAATTAAAATATCTTATAATATTCAAGTCTTTCATATCCTTGTAACTTTGGGAATGAAGAACCTCTTCGGTGGTGTGAGGAGGTGAGTTGGTGTATACTAAGGAGGGTATAAACACCCTCCTTTTTCTTTTATAAATTATTCATATACCTTATAAGAAACAATGAACTTTACTGTATATTCAAAAGAAGATTGCCCCTATTGCAAGAAAGTAAAAACCGTCCTTGAGTTGACGGGAAGTAACTTTGTGGTGTATACTCTAGGAGAAGATTTCACTAAAGATGAGTTTTACTCTGAGTTTGGTGAAGGTTCTACTTTTCCTCAAGTAGTATGCGACGACCAGAAATTGGGAGGTTCAGTTGAGACCATTAAATATCTTAAAGAGAAGCAAATTGTCTGATAGTAACATAAATAACTTCAACCACAAGAATCGTGGCGTTGATTTAATTCTTAATGGGGGAAAAAGAAAGCAGACTCAACCATTCCATCTCATATTTGAGAAGATAGTTTGCTTTCTGAATCGGGAAGTAACTATCTATTTTGAATTTTCCTTTAAGTCAAGGAAGAAAAAAGTAGTTTCCCGGAGAAAAAGAAATGTTAGCAGTTAGTTTAGTCTTAGGTTCCTTTCTAACCTTATTGTTTCTTATAGTGGGACTTATAATAGGTTGGGTTGCCCGTGAATATATGATGACTCATCAAGAAGGTCCAAAGCAAATTGCATATCATCCTGAGTTTTATAATAAGGATGGAGACCTCATTGATGAAGAGATTGTATCCGTCAGATTTGAGCAAGGATATTTTGATGATTATGAAATGGAAGACGCAGAAGACGAGGAATAATATTAAAATAAATACCACTAATAGTATTCAATATCTTGTAAAACTATGACCACGACTACAAAAACAAAAACGACTACAAAAAAGACTGTACAAAAACCAAAAGTAGCAGAAGTATCAATTCCTGATCTTCCTGCAAATCCTTTTGTTTTTGAGATTCTGAATATTGTCGTAAAGCAAAGGACTAATGCTAAAAAAATTGAAGCGTTGAAAAAATTTGAGCATCCTTCACTTAAAGCACTATTCATTTGGAATTTTGATGAATCGGTGATTTCAGCACTTCCTCCTGGTGATGTTCCTTACGCTGCTGTAGATGAAATGGATTCATTCAAGGGAACTCTGAGTGAAAAAATTTCTGATGCTGTAGGAAAAATGGGAGAAATTGGATCCAATTCACTGGGATCCCAAGACCAAGGAAGATCTTCAATTCGTAAAGAATATGAGAAGTTCTACAATTTTGTAAAAGGTGGAAATGATGGACTAAGTTCTCTTCGTAGAGAAACTATGTTTATTAATGTTCTTCAAGGACTTCATCCATTGGAAGCAGAAATTATTTGTCTTGTAAAGGATAAAAAACTTCAAACAAAGTATAAGATTGCAAAGGAAATTGTTGCAGAAGCATATCCTGATATTAGTTGGGGAGGTCGTTCGTGAGTAAATTGGGTGATGTTATTGAAAGAGCACAAAACACAGAGAAGCATATGGACTCTTGGACACCTGCAGAAAAAGAAACCTGTAAGTCACGCTATGGATGTGAAATTCTGATTCAGGGTGGGTCTTATTCTGAGGTATCCACGAAAGACTGTCCTAATGATGCTCATATTGTAAAATATATGATCGACGATAAAATTTGTTTTGACCTCACAAGAGGAAGTAAAATCAAACTATTTGATATGTACTGGGATAAGTTTCGTGAGAACCTAAAGAGTATTGAGTTTGGATATGGGCGGATTAATCCAAAACTCTGGGGTTATAAAACTCCAGAAAAGAAAAAGAGAAAGTAATTCAAGGGGGGATTGATTCCCTCCTTTTTTTATGCTAAAATTCTGAAGAGAGAATGGTATTTTATGGATAGAGACAAACTAAAACTCATTGTCCGTAATCTTGAACTGTTGATTGATTCTCTAAAAGCAGAAATTTATTCTGATACTTCTGCTTATACTCCTAAAGAACCAATGAGAAAAAAACAAATTTTGGATTACGACGAAATATTTGAGGATTCTGATTTAGATGACTGAGACCACAAGAGCAAAGAAACTTGTAAAACTTCTTGAGAGGTTGATTAACCAAGATCATCTTTATACTGATGATAAAGTTAAGGAAATGAAAGCACAACTTCGTGCCGTAAAAGAAGAAATCGCACATCTAGAAGCACAAACATCAAAAGGATTTGGAAAGAAATGAAACCAATTAAAGCAAAAGACCTTCTTGAATTGGATAAAGAAATGAAAGTTGTGATGCTTAATCAGACACAACTTCCACAAACTCTTGTATGGCAAGGAGGTAAGAATGATTATTCTGAAGACCCCATTCATACCAAACTGCCACCAAATGAAAAGGAATGTGGTAAATGGGTTATTGAGCAGTTACTTGCAAATGAACGTGGGCACTGGGGTCCGTTAGAGCATCCTGCGATTACTTTGGACTGTGTTGGATTTGTTCATAATGTAATTGTTCAGGCACGAACTCATCGTGTTGGTGTATCTTTTGATGTTCAATCTCAACGTTATACAGGTCGTCGTGTACTCAAAGTTGCAAGTGGAGAACTGAAACCAGAAGAGGTTTATTATGTGCGCCCAGAAGGTCTCTACCTTGACCGTAAAGGGCACAAGTATGAATGGACAAGGGAAGACTACGAAAGGCAGTTAAAGTTCTGTCTGGCAGCATCTGAGAGGTATGCAGAAGGTTACAATACTCGTGGTATGGCAGAGGAGCATCTTCGTGATTATCTTCCACAAAATATTCGGCAGAACTTTGTAGTCTCATTCTCACTTCGTGCTGCACTTCACTTTCTTGATCTTCGTGCAAAGTTGGATGCTCAAGTAGAAATTCAGGCACTTTGTGAAGGTATGGTTCCTGTGATTAAAGAATGGGTTCCTGAGATCTTTAGTTATTATGAAGAGAAGAGACTTCATAAAGCACGTTTGAGTCCATAATCTAAATAACGATACACATTATTAAAACTTATGGCAACATATCCGATTATTAATCAAAGCACTGGTGAACAGAAAGAAGTGAGCATGAGTGTTCACGACTGGGATCAGTGGAAAAAAGATAATCCTGATTGGATCCGCGACTGGTCTGACCCTTCAACTTGCCCACAACCAGGAGAAGTTGGTGAGTGGAGGGACAAATTAATTGCAAAAAATCCAGGATGGAATGAGGTTTTAGAGAAAGCAAGCAAAGCACCAAAATCAACTGTAAAGAAACTCTAATATGGCAAGAAGAAATAGAAGAGCAGAGCAACCTATCGGGGTTGGTCTTACTACTCGTCAAATGAAGCGCAAAAAACCACTGAGTGCAGAATATCTTGTAGATATTGAACCTCTTACTGATAATCAAAGAAAGTTATTTGATTCATATAAAGACCAAAAGCATCTGGTTGCTTATGGTTGTGCTGGAACTGGTAAGACCTTTATCACACTTTACAATGCTATTCAAGATGTATTGAATGAAAGAAGTCCTTACGAAAAGGTTTATATTGTCCGTTCATTAGTTGCTACTCGTGAAATTGGATTCTTGCCTGGAAGTCACGATGATAAGGCAGACATTTACCAGATTCCTTATAAGAATATGGTGAAGTATATGTTCCAACTTTCGAGCGATGCTGAGTTTGAGATGCTTTATGGCAATCTCAAGTCACAAGAAACCATTAAGTTCTGGAGCACCTCATTCCTGAGAGGTACAACTCTTGACAATGCTATTATCATCGTAGACGAGTTTCAGAACCTTAATTTTCACGAATTGGATTCCATTATCACTCGTGTTGGTGAAAATACCAAGATTATGTTTTGTGGAGATGCTAGTCAGTCTGACTTGCAAAAAACAAATGAAAGAAATGGAATTGTGGACTTTATGACAGTCTTGCGTAAAATGC